GATGCTCCAAACAGAATGATGACAGGAGGTTATGGAACTGCCGATATTATTAAGAAAGTAGTTACTCCTACTGATAAACTTGATAAGAATGGCAATCCTCTAAAACAAACTTCTTATGAATTTATTTATCCCGATACTATAATTCCACCAACAAAAAATACTGAAGAAAATTTGGAGGATTCAGAAGAAAATACTAACTTTGCACCCACTGATGAAGAAACAGTAGATGTAGACACTATTGAAGATGTTCTTAGAGGAGGTCTTAATGGTGCAGATAATGATATTGATAATAACTAATTAACTAATTAAATAAATAGATATAAATTATGGCAATTGCGAGAGGAACAGAATCAAAGGAAGCACAGGGATTTAAGAGATATATTGGTGTGGCTCCTGTATTTATTAAAGCTATTAATCCTACTAAAAAGGAGCATGAAGAGTTGTTTAATACTACTTTGGAAGAAGATCCAAGTTATGTAGGAACAGTAACAGACAGTGATGGTAATGAGTGTGCTAATGCAAGAATTCAAATAGTATTTCAGCCAGATAATGAGAAGCTTGGTTTTGAGATGCCTCTTGTAACTATGGCTCTTTTTATTCAAAATAAAGCTAGAGTAGGAGGTAACTCAGGTAAAACTCAAGTTGTTGATAAATATGGAAGATTTGCATGGGCAACACCTGAAGAATTAGCATCTAAATCTATTCCAACTTATGCTAATGGTGCAGCAGATATTGATAAAGATTATCGTCCAGCTTATGTAGGGGAAGAAGATCTTATAGAGTTTGTAAGAGCTTATCTTTGTATTCCAAGTGTCACTGTTTGGGATAAAGATACTAGAACTATGGTTCCTAATCCTAGAGTAAAAAGTATTACAGAATGTGAATGTAGATTTGATAATCTTGATAAAATATTTAAAGGAGATTTCTCAGAAATTAAAGATGCTTTGGGTTATCAGCCTACTAATAAAGTAAAGATAATGCTTGGTGTTAGAACAGATGTAGAATCTGGCAGACTTTATCAATCAGTATATACTAAGAAGTTCTTAAAGAATTCTTCAAATAGTTATGCTACTCTTGATAAAGAGTTACAAGATATGGTAAAGAATGCTGCTACTAATGGTAGAACTCTTAATGTAGAGTATGCTGCTGTTCCAGCACATGAATATTCTGTAGAAGCTACTACATTTACTCCTACTACTGTGGAAGCTCCTTCAACTGTGGATGATCTCCCTTTTGATACAAATGATTCCCAAACTCCTTGGTAAATTATGATTAGTAAGGGCAATAAATCAGAGGAATTTATAGATATTTCTAATATAAGACAAGCTGATATAGCTGCTTATTATTTAGGAATATCTACTATTCCTTGTTTGATTAATAGCCCACTAAGAAAAGATAATAGACCATCATTTAGCTTATTCTCTAATGATGGAGAAGAAATAGGTTTCATAGATTATAGTACTAGAGAACATGGAAGTATTTATAATTTATTAATGTTACTATGGAACTGTAATTTCTTTGAAGTCAAAAAGAGAATAGCTAATGATTTAGGAAGTTATAAATCAAATGTCTCTATTGGTGAATGTAGTTATATTAATAGAGTATCAATAAGAAAACACTCTAATATTGATATACAATGTAGGGTTAGAGAATGGAGAGACTATGATATAAAATATTGGGAATCTTATGGTATAACTATTAAATGGCTGAAATATGCAGATGTTTATCCTATATCACATAAGATAGTAATTAAAGATAATATTAGTTATGCTTATGGTGCTGATAAATATGCTTATGCTTATGTAGAATTTAAAGATGGAAGAACTACTTTAAAAATATATCAACCATTCAATACGAGAGGATATAAGTGGGCAAACAGACATGATAAATCTGTAATAAGTCTATGGACTAAAATACCAAAAGAAGGAAATATAGTATGTATATGTTCATCTTTGAAAGACGCGCTCTGCTTGTGGGCTAATACAGGTATTCCTGCAATAGCTATTCAAGGAGAAGGATATGGTATGAGCAATACTGCTATTAATGAACTTAAAAGAAGATTTAAAAGAGTTTATATATTATTAGATAATGATAAACCAGGCTTATTAGACGGAGTGCAGTTAGCTAAAAGTACTGGATTTATCAATATTATTCTACCTCAGTTTGAAGGGGCAAAAGATGTGTCTGATATGTATAAAGCTTTAAATAATAAAGAATTATTCAAACAAACTATTTTAAAATTATTCAAATGAATAGAAATCAAATTTATAATGACATTGCTTCTCTTAATTTGAAAGAGGAAGTAAAAGCTACTTATGGTAAGAATTATACTAATTGTAGTAGTGAACAATTAATGGCTGTTATAAATAAAGCTATTAAAGTAAAAAATACAACTAAAATACAAACTACTTCACCTATAAACAAATTAATTGATGTTCTTTATAAGAAGAAAATTCTTCTTAAATCTGAGGTAGATAGTATTTTAAGTAAGTAATTATTTATGGTAGGCAGGTTAAATCCTGTCTACCTTTTTATTTCTATGTAATATGATAGTAAATAGTGTACAAGGAGATGTTGAAGTATTAGGAAATGTAAAAGAATTTAAAACTTCAATAGATCCAAAAAACTTAGAGTATATAACTACTCTTCTCTCTTCCAATCTTTATTCTGACCCTGAACAATCTTTTATTAGAGAAATAGTTAGTAATGCTTGGGATTCTCATGTAGAAGCAGGTAATACTAATGTACCAGTAATTATCAAATTTAACACAGAAAATAAAAGTATCACTATTAGAGATTATGGTGTAGGATTATCTCCTGAAAGATTTAAAGATATATTTTGTAACATAGGTAGTAGTACTAAAAGAGAAAGTAATGATTATATAGGGGGCTTCGGGATAGGCAGGTTTGCCAGCTTAGCTTGCAGCAATACAGTATATATTACTTCATATTATAATGGTACAGCTTATTATTATGTAATGTGTAAGAGTGGTAATAGCATTACTACTAATCTTTTAATGGAGAAGCTTACTGATGAAAAGAATGGAGTAGAAATTTCTATTAAAAATATTTATGATTTTCATCCTTATATTGAAGCTTTATCTTATATAGTATTTTTTCCTAATGTTTATATTCAAGGATGTTATAACGCTGATGAAATAAATAATTCCAAAATTAAGGTTTTTAATAATTTTGCAGCATCATCATTAAGAGTTAGAAATAAAATATTATTAGGAAATGTTCTGTATCCTTGTAACTACTATAATCTTACAGATGACTCTCGTAACTTCTTAAATAGAATTGAAAATACTGGTATTGTAATTAAGTTTAATATAGGAGAATTAAATATTACTCCCAATAGAGAAAGTATTATATATACTCCTGAAACAAAAGACATTATTAATACAAGAATTAAAGAAGCAGAAGAAGAAATAAATTCTTATATAATACAAAAGTTTAATAAAGATTTTGATGATATACTAGAGTATTATAGATGTATTTCAGAAAGTGCTCAATATGATCCTATTACCGATAGTATAGTAGATTGTGATGGGTATAAAATACAATTATGCACAATTCCTAATATAAATATTACTTATAAAGGAAAAGACTATAGTGAGTATATACAATTTTTAGCAGCAATATTTAGAAGAGATATACCTAATTATAAAGGACTGTTATATAGAAGTAATTTTTATCTTAAAAGAAGGCCTTGGGATGCTAGTAAATATGAACGTCTTGATTCTCCTAGGTTTCTTATATTAAATGAAGGAGCTAAATTTACTGAAACTGTTAAATCCTTTGTAAAAGAAAACTATATTAGTTGTAGCATAATGAGTGGTATAAGCTTAAAGAATTTTCTATTAGCAATGAAATCCTCTTATTCATGTTTTATTTCTTTAAATAAACAAGTTGCAGAAGAAATATCTATAGCTATCTATGAGTCTATTAATAAAAGAGCTGATTATTTAGATTTAACTACTGATAAAGATTTTATAGAATTTAAAAAAAGATTAAAATCTGATAATAAGGTATCTCCTTTAAAAGAAACCATCCTTTATAATTGTAGTTATAATTATAGAGAAAGAAGATATTATAAAACTTTTTTAGAGGCTTTAAATTATTTACAATCTTTACATAAGGGAATAATACTAACAGAAATTGGAGATAGACAATCATTTTTTTATACAATAGCTAAATTTAAAGGATACATATATATTCAAGCTAAAAAAGAAGTAGTAGCCCGTATAAGGAAGCTTAATCCTACATATTTAGTAGATACAGACTGGCTATTATATAAAGACCCTACATTATCTTTAGCTAAAACTGTATATAACACCATAGTATTAAATGATAGTGAAGGGTTTTTTCGTAATCTTTTAAACATTATTCCAAAAAACTTATCCAAAGAATTTCTTAAAATAAGAACTATTTATTCTACATATTGTCAGGTAGATGACTATGTTAAAGTTGCTTGTAGTGATAATATACCTATAGATAGTTATACTGAAGAGATGTGTACTAAATTTAAAGAATATTTAAGTATTTATAGAAGAGCTTACACATTAGTAAAAGAAGAATGCCGTTTTTCTGGCGATCTTCTTATAGCAGCAGTTATAATGAAACAAAAGACTTTTAGAATAAATTATACTACTTATAAAGATATTAAAAATAATAAATTATTATCTATATTATGCACAAAATAATTAGAATAGAAGATAAAGTTATTGCTCTATTTGAAGATGGAACATATTGTGAAAATAATAATGTTTCAAAAGAGCTTTATACTAAAATTATTAATGCAGAAACCGAGGAAGAGGTTTATTCTTTAATATGCCCTGAATATTCTGCAAAGCAGCAACAGTATAAAGAAGCTGTTAATTTCATTAATGAAGTTGAGGAATCTAATATATTAAATAAATATGGAGAAGCGGTATATTGGGATGAAGTATCTCAGTTATCAATGCCTACAGAATTAATTAAAGCTGTTTTAAAAGCAGAAAAAAATAATGATGAAGTATTATTAGATACTTATAAAAACTTTTGGACTTTAATGTCATTAAATCCTAGTGAAGAGTGTAGAAAGAATCTATATTGGTTTCTTAATAAATGGGGTCTTAAAATATCAAGATGTGGGTTCTTTGTAGCTTATAGAAATGCAGATTTACTTAAAGTAGAAAATGGAGAACAAATTTATACTGATAGACACAGTCACTCTACTAGAATTAAAATAGGTGAAGTAGTTACTATGCCAAGAGAAAACTGTGACCCTGATTCTTCTAACTCGTGCAGTACTGGATTGCACTGTGGAGGAGCAGGATGGTTAGAAAAGAATTATTATGGTACACAAGGATTAGTAGTTTTAGTTAATCCTGCTGACGTGACTGCCGTGCCTTAATATATAGGGCTTTTATACAGAAATGTATATTAAACTGGGCAAAAACGGTAAATTCTAAGTTAAAAATTTGGGTATATAAAATAATTTTACTATATTTGTCGAAAATTTTAGATAGATATGGTAAAAGATTTTACAAATGAGGTTAATCTCAAAGATAAAGGTGTTTATATTATAACACATAAAGACACTGATATTAAATATGTTGGTTCCACAACTACTAATTTTCAAGAAAGATGGAGAGCACATTTAGGTGGTTTCAAAAGAGGTATAGGAAATAGGGTTCTTTTAAACATATATAATAAATATGGTATAGAAGGATTTAGATTTTCTATATTAGAACACATGAATGACTCCTCTATTTCTGAAATAAGAGAAAGAGAAAGGTATTGGATAGAATATTATGATACCTATAAGAATGGTGCTAATTGCACAATAGATACTGAAAGTTCTTTTAGAGGGCACAAAGGAAGGGTTTATACAGAAGAAGATAAATTAAAATATATGCTAACTTCTCCTACAAAGAAAAAAG